AGGCACATAAACGCCATAAATCCGCCACATCAAGAGAAATTGCCAAGCTAACAAATAGCACTCACGCCCATGTATTACGTACACTAAAGAGATTTAACCTTATACAAGATAATATAAAACGTTATAAGGATAATAGAGCTGATATATTAGCCGGGATCCAAGACCGTCTATTGTCATCTATAACCTTAGAAGATGTTCAAAAAACATCCCTTAGAGATAAGATCGTTTCCGCTGGTATCCTATACGACAAGGAAAGACTTGAAAGAGATCAGGCAACCATGATAGTCAAACCGCTTGTAACCATCCAGGACCTTAAAGAACCTATAGATATTACCGCAGATCAAGACCAAATCACTGATGAATAGTGATGTTAACTCCCTCTATATATCACTAACATGCCATATCAAGAGGATAAATCACGCCCCAACATCATCTTTCAAGGCACATGCACACGCCCACATATATAAGGAATCATAGAATCAAGGTTATAGGGTAAGTCTAATAAGTATCAGTAATATCAAGTCATTAGGTAACAAGAGGGGGGGGCATAGTACCCCAGGGGTATAGCAGATAGTAATAAGTAGGCTACATCTGACTTTTACAAACTAAAGGAGTCATCTGACTTTCATTTTCTAAAGGGACTTATAGGATTGGATAAGGTAACATTAGGTATTGACATTAGGTTTGACATTATAAGGCACTATAAGCGGGCAAATATCTTTATGTGTTTGGTTTTATGGGTTATTTTATGGACATATGTTGTGACATAGTATGGATGTAAGGTATGAAGTTTCTGCTTGACATTGGGTTATTTAGGGTGCATATATGGGTCAATAGTGAATATAAGTCGGCATTGGCATCACTAAATAGGGAATTATAGGGAATTTAGGTAATGGCTGAATTTGGAACTGGTGGGCATCCCAGGAAGCATTGTTATACTGTTAAGGACATATCTAAGTTGTCTGGAAGGGCGGTTGGGACTATCAGGAATGACTCTTGTGCGGGCAAGATAGATTTGAATGATTTGGTAAGCGTCTTTAACTATTGTATCAAGTATAGGAAAGAGGATGGAGAAGAGTGTTAAGATAGGTATTTTCAGGATAGGGGTTAAAGTATCCAAAGGGATTCTTTATAAGGCTAAATTCTTTGTAACTATGGAAGGATGGCGTGTGAGAAAGTGGCGAAAGCGAGTTAGGCGTATAAAGTGGGAGAGAAAGTTTGATGAACGATGATGTATACAACTATATAGACATAATTAAAGGAGGTGTTGTAGTGAAACCAATAAGACAGGTAGTAATTGATTTTTGTGAGATACAGGATGAAAAGGCTTATCGTGCAGGACTTAAGAGGTGGCATAAGTGGTATGGGTGGCAGGGTAAGGTGTGGTGTAAATTATCGTGGTATTTTGTATAAGGAGGATATTATGAGTGAAATTGTAAGGTATGAGATTAGTTCTGATGAAAAAGGGTTACTTGGTTATTTGACTACCGGTGACTTCTATCACATTCATTCAGACGAAATGAGTGAATTGGAGACGTGGATTTATGGTATACTGAAGAAAAGTAACTATGAACGGAAGAATACTTAACCAATTTAAGTCTATCGTTTCATTGTGGGAAGATATAGTATACGATGGAACAAAGGGCTTTATAGAGAGGTTAATAGCATGATTAACCCTCTTGTATTCACTAACTTGGATAAGGACTATGCAGTCAAGGTTAAGATCAACGAGATTGTAGAAGCGGTGAATAAGCTGAACAGACTAAACGCTACTAATGAACTCGTATCACTTTGTCTCGCACATGGTATCATTTCAAGGGGCAAAGCATGTGAGTATCTTGGTATAGATAGATGTGAGTTAGATGAGTGGGTAAATAATTGAAAAGACCTACAAAGAGCTTTGAGAAGGATATTGCTAAGTTCCAGCCACGTCAGATGGAGTTATGTGCTGCATTAGATAAGCACTATAAGTTTATACTTTTCGGAGGCTGCCTCGGCGGGGGAAAAAGTTATTCATTACGGTGGGTTGCGGTTCGTTACCTTATAAAACTCTTTACGCAGAAGGGTATGAAGTGGGTGAATGTAATGCTTGCCTGTGAGAACTATCCCTCTTTAAAGGATAGGCAGTTGCAGAAAGTGGCAAGGGAGTTTCCTGAGTGGTTAGGTAAAAGTTATACAGACCATAAGGATTATGGCAGGTGTTTCATATTAGAACCTGAGTATGGGAATGGTGTTATATGCTTCAGGAACTTAGACGACTCAACAAAGTATGCCTCTTCAGAGTTTGCAGCTATCTTTGTAGATGAGCTTTCAAAGAACCCCTATGACGTATTCACCTTCCTTAGAACAAGATTAAGATGGCCTGGACTTGAAGATACAGAGTGTCCCTTTGTAGGCGGGACAAATCCTGGTTCGATAGGTCACGGCTGGATCAAAGCACTATGGATGGATAAAATCTATGGTGAGGAGTGGCAGCCTTCCTTCGATAATCCTGTAGACTACAGGAAGCAATTCTTCTATATTCCTTCAAAGGCAACAGATAACAAGTACCTTGATGCTTCTTATTGGGCTATGCTCGATACTCTGCCGGAAGCTATACGAAAAGCATTTAGGGATGGTGATTGGAATGTATTTGTAGGTCAGGCGTTTCAGGAATGGAATGAGTCTGTCCATGTAGTAAGTGAGGAGTTCGCTAAAGAACCTATCCCTGCTAATGCACCTATCATTATGACTTATGATTGGGGATTCGGTGCTCCCTTCTCTATTGGATGGTGGTGGGTGGATAATGATAACAGGATATACAGGTTTGATGAATGGTATGGATGGAATGGAAGTCCTAATAAGGGGCTTAGAATGGCAGATTCAGATGTTGCAAGGGCTATAATAGCAAGGGAGAAGGTAACTGGTATATGGGGCAGGGTAAAAGAAAGGCGTGCAGGTTCAGATTGCTTTCAGAAAAGACCTGATGTATATGGTGGTGGACAGGGGCCATCTACAGCAGAAGTGTTCAGAAACTTGGGCATTACCCTTGTCCCTGGTGATGATAGAAGCAGACTGGCAAAGATTAAGCAGTTCAGGGAAAGATTAAGGCATGGGCCAGGTGAAAGACCTATGATGATGATATATCCTAATTGCAAGCAGTTCATAAGAACAATACCTAATCTTGTAATGGACGAGAACAATATAGAAGATATATCTACTAAGACAGAAGATCATGTATATGATGAAGCTGCCCATATATGTATGGCAAGACCTTTAGGTAATGTAGTAATAGAAGAACCCAAACAGTTTGCGGATAACCTCTCTGAGTTTGCCAGATTAGAGAGAGAAAAACTATTCAAGGAGTTAGATGACGATGAAGGTGAGTTCGCTTATTGGTAACAAGTACATACAAATAGTTATAGGAATAGTTGTGGGATTACTATTAGCCTATGCTATAATAGCAACACAATAGGAGGATTGTATGTCTGATACAACAAAAATAATTAAAGTTAAAAAAACTCCTGGGCGTAAATCTGGTGGAGCAAGGAAAATAGGAAGAAACATACTCAAGTGTTCTACTTACAAGTCGTCTGGTACGAGGGAGAAGAATAAAGTAAGGCGGTACAAGAAGATGCTCAAACATACGAAACAATACGGGCAGTTGGAACGTATCAGCAATATAAAAGATTGGGATCTTATAAAAGTAAGATAATAGGAGGCTTAAAATGGAAGTAGCGATTGCAGTTTTGATTTGCATAATCATCTATCAGGGTGTTATGTTTGTCATGGAACGTAAGGAATCGGTAAGGCGTGAGAACGAACTATTAAACAGACTTATGGCAAGGGATTATGAACAGTATGCAAGGGCGAAGATTACAGAGAAGGTATATGACAAGAACCCGCCTGCAAATGAAGTGGAAGAAGAATATGGTATCCCTGTATAGTCCATAAGCTAATAAGTGGCTAAGGAGTGGCTATGGAAAAGTATAAGTTTTTCAAAAAGGGCGAAAAACTATCTGATAAAGAGTTATGCGGTTTCGTAGATAGCTTATTTGAAACAGATAGAGACTACTCCCGAACAATGCAAGACAGGGTAACTTTTCGAAACATTTTATATTTGTGTGGTGAACAGTGGATCGAGTACGTAAGGACGCTTGGTTCATTCAGAAGAAGGCAATTCCCCCAATTTATCCCAACACCAGTAGATAACGAGATACGGTCATTCGTAAGAGCAATCAGGGCATTATACTTGAGTCAGCAGTTAATCCCTGTTGTTGTTCCCAATACTAATGAACGTGAGGATATTCGTGCTGCTGAACTCGCAAGTCAGTTCCTTGTATGGCTTGATACCATCCATGACAACGAAATAAAGTTCGAGAAAGAGAAGCTGATAGACTGGTTATGTATAGGTGGTACTGGCTTTCTAAGAACTGTTCCCGAGATGGAAGCTGGCCCCTGGTTTGTAGATAAGAACGGTGATGTTGTCCAGACAGGTGATGTTATTACGAGAAATGTCATCAACTTCAACGTCATAGTAGATGATATGGGTGAGAACTTACGGGATAAGAGATGGATAGGGATAAGGTCACTTGTGCCGAAAGAGTGGGTAGAGGATACATTCAAGGTAAAGATAGAGCAGGAAGGTAGTGAAAGGGCTATTGATTATCAGAAGAAACTGATGAAGCTGGTAAGTCAGGTATCTTTGTGGAAGGGGCATGGATTAGAAAGCGTATCAATAGAGATGAACAATGAGCAGCTTGTTCTCTTTAAGGAATTAGAAGTAAAACCTTCACTAAAGTACCCTAAAGGTAAATATATCGTTGTATCTGGTAATAAAACACTCTTAAACCTTGACCAAATGCCAATTCCTGCATCAGATGGAAGGTGGTCATACTCAATAACAGATTTCCATTACAATAGAATACCTGGAAGGTTCTGGTCAGATGCAGGTGTAAATGACCTTATAAGCCCTCAGAATAAGATAAATGAGATAGACCAGGCACTTATTATGAACCGTAAGGGTATAGGCAGACCCCGTATCATTACTCCTGTTGATTTGTCATTGAAACGTATAAGTGATGGCGGTCAGGGATTCCTTGCGTTAAAGTACGATTCCCTTCTTTCAGGCGGGCAAGCTCCTAAGTTCGATTCAGGAACACCATTACCGCAACAGGTATTACAAGAGAGAGATAACGCTAAGATACAGATACAAGACCTTACAGGCGACCCCAAGAATGTTCTCAGAGGTAACGCACCATCATCTAAATCTTCAGGTATCATGGTGGATATACTCAGAGAAACTGCTGAAAGAGGTCATGCACCTGATATAGACTCTTATAATATCAAGATGTCAGCAGTATATCGAAAGAGATTACTTCTTGCACGCCAGGTTATTACAGAGCCACGCAAGATTACTATTCTTGGCAGGAATAAAGAAGCTCATGTCATAGACTTCATGGGTTCCGACATAAGGAATAACACAGATGTAAAGATGGAACTTGAAACAGGTCTGGCAACTACAAGGGCAGGTAGGAAGCAGATTATGATGGACTTGCTGCAATATAGATTTTGGGAGATACCAGACCCCGAAATCAGAGCACAGTACCTCAAGAAGTTAGGTCTTTCAGGCTTTGCTGAGAAGGTAGATGTGGATAAAGAACGTGCAGAAAGAGAGAACTCTAATATCGCTACAGGACGTGTAGAAGGTATATATCTGGCAGAGATAGATGAACAGTCAGGACAGATAAGGGAACTCAATGACGACCCGAAGTTTGAGTTCGACAATCATCAGGTACACTTTGAGATACACCGAAGGTTCATAGTGGCAGATGAGTTCAACAATATCTCACCAGACTTACAAGAGATAGCTATTAACCACGCAGATATGCACAGAATGATACTGATGCAGGAGAAACAGGCACAGATGGCACAGGCAATGCAAACTCAGGGGCAACAGGGTCAAGAACCTGAGCAAGAGGAGATATATTAAGATATAGTTAAATTTGTGCTTGACATTTAGAAAATGTTTAGTTCATA